CAAAGTTTTCTTGTGCCATAGTTTATACCCTCTTTAGTAGCATGGCTCGATTTCCATTTGTGAATAGGAAACTTTCGCCAAATTTGTCAATGTTATAATCGCCTAACAACTTTGTTAGCCAAACAATTTCACTGACAGAATTTTGATCCGCTGCAATAGAATCTGCAAGTGTTTCGTGTATAGTTTGCGGATCGTCTTCTTTAACCATTTTTAATTGAACCGTTACACCAAATGGTTTATGAATTGTGATAATATCGTCGCTTAAAGTTAAATCGTCCATGAGAGTCTTTGTGAAAAAACTTTTAACTTCATCAGTGCGTATTGTGTTTAATTTTTGTTCGTACATACCAGACGTACCCGGTATAACACTTTTTAAATTTTCAGTGGTAACTTCAAAGTCTCTACCGCTTTTATAATATTTGAATTTCCAATCATTGATACCTGTGAGTTTTTCTAGTCCGTATGTTAGATCTCTAATTTCTTCTGCAATCTTTGGAGTTCTTAAAATTTCCACAAACACAGAATATTCACCATCGGTATTTTCGCCAGAACTAACATCAGCATCTAAAACGAAAGGGTAACCTTTCTCTACAAACTCCATCATGTCCTTTGCAGGATAACGATCTTTTATTTGAAATGTTAACACACAAACATCTTTGTCCTCGCCCATTTTAGAACGATATGTATCCACTTCAAACATAGGGCGGATCATGTCTTTCAGGTCGTTTGCTCTTAAACCTTCATTAAGCGGCTGGCTGTTCATTTGCTGTCATTTCCTCTGCTGCTTGTTCTTGGGAAGGTTCTAGAGGAGCGTTTACTCCAACAGCACCTTGCGAAAGAATGTCTTCTACTTTATTTTTATCGAGATTCGTATAGCCTCTTTGAATATTGCTCATCAATCTTTTCGGCATAGTAATTTTTACTAACCAAATTTCTTCTAAATCTATTTTACCTTTGCGAGTGCCTGGGCGGATGTCATCTGGCGTTTTAATTTTTCTAACACGGGAAATAACGCTTTCACCGTATTGAACCTTGCAACCATACTCTAACAATCTTTCGCCACCTTTTGGTTCTGGCATTTTTTCTTTTGGCCACATAAATGTGCATTCAATGAAATAGCGAGATTCTTTTGGTCCCGATACTAATTCACCGTCAATCCAGTTGTCGTAAACATATACGTCTAATTCGTCAATTACACGCTCAAAATCCTTCAATGTTTGTAACGAGTTATTCGACCCGTAGATTTGCTCTATATTGTTAATAATGTCTTTTATATTAGCCATGTGTTTTCTTCCTACTTGTATTTATTCAAAAAAATATCTAACACTATAATATATTCTTTATCGAGTTAAATACTTTTGTGTTCGGGGTTCGGACACTGGGTCCGAACTTGGCACATTATCAAGGAGAAACGACCTTTATGAAAAGAAAAAAACAAGCGCAATTAGCAGAAAACGTGATCGAAATGCATAATCACAGATCCAAAAGAATTCAAATTTATCCAAGAAATCTTAGTCAAGAAACTTACCTATTAAAATTAAATGACGAAAATAGGCATATTGTATTTGCAATAGGTCCTGCTGGTACGGGTAAAACAATGATGGCTGTTCAATGGGCTATCAATGAATTCAAATGCGGTTTTGCAGATAAGATTGTGATTACACGCCCTGCTGTTTCGGTTGACGAACAACACGGATTCTTACCTGGAACTTTACAGGAAAAAATGGAACCATGGACTCGACCGATATTTGACGTGTTTGCGGAAAATTTTCATGCTAAAGAGATTGAGTCATTAGTAAGGGAGAATTTAATAGAAACTAGTCCTTTAGCGTATATGAGAGGAAGAACGTTTAAAAATGCAGTCATCATCGCAGACGAGATGCAAAATGCAACCCCAAGTCAAATGAAAATGCTTTTGACTAGAATAGGCGAAGGTTCTAAAATGATTGTTACTGGAGACTTGCAACAAGCAGATCGTCCAAGTAACAACGGTTTGTTAGAATTCCTTCAACTGTATAATAATTTTGAATGTCACAGATATGTTGATATATGTCAATTTACAACAAGTGACATCGAACGACACGAGGCGGTAAAAGAAATACTGGCTATTTACGGAGAAGAGTAATCAGGCAAAAACGGAGTTAACTGATCTCCTAATTGTCTTTTATAAAACTCTAACATATCAGAAAATTCAGCCTTAGGATTAAGGCTGTTTTTAACAACCTTCTGCTCTTTAAGATCCAAGATTACACGGGCAGAGGTCAAGTGTTTATTTTTGACGGATTTCTTAAATTCAGTAATCTCGTCCCATTTTCCATCTGGTTTTAGAATATAAGTTACAATCATATACCTGCCGTCCATTTATTATTCTCCTTGTTTGTTTACTTCGACACCGGATGCTTTTAGGAATTGTATTCCTGAATCATCTCTATAATCTTCACCGTAAAATACACGCTGAATACCGCTTTGGTAAATTAATTTAGCACATTCTATACAAGGACTATGTGTAATAAAAATGTCAGCACCGTATCCACTTTCGAATGATTTTGCTAGTTTAGTAATGGCGTTTGCTTCTGCGTGTAACACTTCGGGTTTAGTTTTAGGACCAGTACAATGATCGTGATAGCAACCAAGATCATAAGCAGGTCCTCCACCATCACAACATTGTTCACACGCATTATCCCAACCACTAGGCATACCATTGTAACCGATAGAGATGATGCGATCATCCTTTACAACAATCGCACCTACCTTTAAACGCTTTGCTGAACTGAGGTTAGCAAAAATTTTTACTACCTCCATGTATGCATTTATAAATTTTTGTTTCATTCTTCTAGTAAGTCTAGTTTATTAGTTTTGCCATTCCACTCGTCTGCATCTGGTAACGAGTCTTTTCTTTGTGTAATATTAGGCCACATTTCACTTAATCGTTCATTGAGTTCTGTCCACATAGGAATATCATAATTCACATCATTGTCGGCAATAATAGCGTCTGCTGGACATTCTGGAACACAAACACCGCAGTCAATACATTCACTTGGCTTAATTACTAGAAAGTTAGGACCTTCGTAAAAGCAGTCTACTGGACAAACTTCTACACAGTCGGTGTACTTGCATTTAATACAATTATCTGTTACTAAGTATGTCATTTTTATACCTCATCATGATTATGCATGTACATATTTTTATAATCTCGCAAGTTTAATAAGTGTTGCGGCTAGGTTAATTTCAGGATCAACAACTAATGTATGATCAACTAGTCCTTGTTTAATTATCAAAATTGCTTTGTCTTGATTAATTTCATCCCCAAAGATTTCGATATTATCATAAAGCCATCTGTATACTTCTTCCATTTCTTCAGCACGAATTTTACCACAAAGTAATTTACGTGCTTCTTGTATCTTTCCTGCTTTAAACAATTCAACCATTTCAAATTTCCAATCTGCTTCTCCCGCATCGCCTTTTTGAGGAGAATCTAAATGATTGTCGTGTACGTTTTGTTGTATAAGATTAATACATTTGCGTAAGTCTGGATATGTAACACGCACATAATTATCTAATGTGTCTAGATCGAAATCAACTTGCTCGTCGATTAGAATGGTTGCTACTCTAGCAGTAAATTCTGCCATATCAACTTTTTCGATATGGAATCCTTGACAACGACTATGGATAGCAGGAATAATTTTATTAGGATAGTTACATGTTAGAATGAAACGTGCAGTATTATGATATTCCTCCATAACTCCACGCAATGCCGCTTGTGCGTTTGGCGACAAATAATCCGCTTCGTCAAGTAATACAACTTTAAACGGACCAAATGGAATCATTTGCACAAAGTTAACAATTTTATCACGAACATCATCCACGCTGTTTGTTCGACTTGCGTTGATTTCTAAAAAGTCATATTCTTCCACTCCAAGTTCATGAACAAGCATTTTTGCCATAGTGGTCTTGCCAATTCCTGCACTACCACTAAGCAATAAGTGAGGTATACTTTTATCAGCAATCCAACGTTTTACTTGTTTACGTTGACCTTCATCTCGAAATACATAACCGTCTAGGGTTTTAGGACGATACTTTTCAACCCAAAGTTCTTTCATAATTTATCCTTCGTGTGTTTTTCCAGAAAGTGTATTCATATAGATAGAATCAGGATCAAATTTACTTGGAACCTTTTTAACTTCTGTTTTTATTAGTTCATTAGTTCTGTCAGCTACACGTCGAATATCTAACGATAGCGCACCTGTTCCAATTTGATTTTCTACAAATTGGGCTACATCATGCAAGCAGATTACTGCCTGCTTTAAATTTTTAATGTCGGTCATCTTCCACTCTCCAAATCCCTTACGACTTTATACCTTTATCCAAACAGAATAACTGTTTAATTTAAACGCACCTAGACATTCTCCGTCCCATAAAGGATTTTCTTTAGGTCCGGTCATTGATAACCAGGTTGATCCGTTTTCTCTTTTCCATACATAATAAATTTGTCCTATAATAGGAACAAACCTATATTCTGAATTATACACTAATTCATTTATTTCTGCAAGCTCTATTAGTTCATCATATTGTTTTTTTATTTCATCAAAACGTTGATCTACAAAATGTTGAGCTTCTACCAATTTAGACTTTTTGAAACCAACAACATCAGGAACCGTGATTGCCGGAGCACCTACATTACTGGCATAAGTTAGGCTTCTAGCATTTTCACAATACCCTAAAGGTTTCTTATCAGCCATTTTTTATCAAATAAGGTTCCAGTTCTGGAGCCTTCCAACCTTCTGGTTTTAGTACTTTGCCATCGTCACGCTTGCGAACTTTTCCTGTTTCTGGATCAATCTTAGCAAAGTTAGTACGCATTACTTCGTTCCATGCACCTTCTCCATCTGCACCTATGCTATGTATAGCACCAATGGTGACAACAAGAATATCAATTAATGCATCTAGTTCTTCTATGCGATCATTTCTAATGAGAGCAAGTTCAAGCTCTTCTACTTCTTCTCTAATAAGATCCAAATACATTCCGTATTGTGAGTTATTCATTTTAATTGTGCTTTGGTCGCACGCCTTCATAAATTTTTCTTGATCTGCAAACGGGTTAGTCATTATTTTCTCCTGTGTCTGTTGTTGATCGTTTCTACTCTATCCATAAGTTCAAAATTAATATTTTTATCTAAAGCATATTCTATAATAGCAGCAACATCTTTTGGAAAACAACCTCCTCCCCAACCGTATTGCCCATCGTATCCTGGAACATTCATGTGTGTTTTACCAATTCGATCATCACAATGTGCAAGTCGTTGTATTTCCTTCCAATCAATATTATCTTGTTCTGCTAACTCATAAAAGTCGTTCATAAAAGTTACTTTTGTAGCAAGGTAACTATTCATCATGTATTTGAAAAATGATGCTGATTTTATATCAGTAATTAATATTTTTTTATCATCAATGTCAATAGAACCGGTAATAATTTCCACAGCACGATTACAAAATGACAATGTTCCGCCTACAACTAAAAATTTAGACATCATGTAATCTTTGATGTTATTTTTTGCTGTTAAAAATTCTGGTGAGTGTACAAGGTTTGGGTATGTCTTTTGTAACTTTTCGTAAGTACCGGGAGGAGCAGTTACTTTGCTAATAATAGGAACAGAAGGATGCACTTCTAATTTTGACAATACTTCCTCTAGAATAGAAGTATCACAGTGACCGTCTTCGGTAGGCGGCGATGGAACGCAAACGTAAACTGCATCGCACGCTACAAATTTTTCTAAAGGGACGCTTTCTTTTAAACCAGGATCATTAATAATAACATTGTGATCGTTATGTGACCATGCAATGGCCGATCCTACATAGCCAAAGCCAACAATTCCAATAAGCATATTAACCTACTTTATTTTTTTAAGTAGTTTACTATACGCTCTTTTTCTCTAGTTGTCAACCACTCATCTTCGCCCACGAACGTCGGACATTCTTCAATTAGGCTATCTAATATGTCTTTAATAAGATACAAATCTTTTTTAAGATCAAAAGAAACGTAGCCGTCATTATACGGACTGCTACATTCTCTTGCAATCTGTCTTAAATTAGATATTATTTGAGGAACATCTGCTGGTTGTTTATACCCCATCACGTCCTTTCCATAAACACGGAAGGATCAATGTCATAACCTGCGCCATCTTTATATTCTGTTCCAATATAATTGATATCAGGTTCCTCATCGCTCCACCCAATAATTGATTTTGTTTCTACTTTCTGCAATTCAATAATTTCTCCATTATCAAATTGCAAGGGAAATTTACGAGTCCATCTACCATGTTCTACTAAGATCCAATCTCCTACTTTCACATCTTTTTGTTCTGGACCAACAGCAAACACCTTACCCCATCTTGGTTTAATCCCATGATTTTTGCCGTCGTCGGATCCAATTATAATTCCTGTTTTGGTTTTCATTTCACCAAATTCCATATCTTTTACTAACACGTCGTCGTGTATAGCTCTAATATTTTTAACTTTAATTGGATTAATAACCATAAATTCCTCTTATTTCTTACGTGACGGTACGTCTTCTTGTGCTGCTCTTGGATTTTTCTTATAGTAGTCTGCTAGAATTTGTTCTCTAGTTTTAACAATTTTTCCGCCCTTGCCAAGTTCATCACCACGAGCATTAACTTTCATATTTCCTACAGCAGGAAGCAATTCATTTTTGAGGTTAAGTTTTTCCATATCAACTTCTTTACCTCTCATACTTCTGTATACTTTACCCATTATTTTCTCCTTTTTAATTTACGGCCTTCCAAAATACGTTTAGCATTACGGCCTGACACGCTACCTGGACTTCTTCTTTTCGAAATTTTAAATCTCCTTGAAAAATTCTTCAATTGGTATACTGTATTTAATCGGGTTTATCTTGTGTACGCCTAGTAAATGGAGAACATAACTGGCTACACTGGATCCACGTCCTACACCCCAAACTATGTTATTTTTTCTAAGTGTGTCTACTATATATTTCATTTGACGGAGTAACTGAATCAAATTTCTATTTTGAAATTCTTTCAGTTCTTGCTCCATACGCTGATATTCCGGAGTTTCTATTACACGTAAATCCGTAATTTCAAAACCAGTTTCATCGCAAACACGACTTTTTAGAAAATTAATAATATCATACTTTTGATATTCTTCTGGCATATACCAGTTTGTATGATCGATACTTTGTGGAGGAATTGGATAATTTAGATGCTCTTCTTCTATTCTTTTTAAGTAATCATCTAGATTTTCTGAACATAAACAATTGTCTAGGATATCAGGTCCAAACCGAACCACTCCATTGATTAACTGTTCTATATTATTTGTTTTAGTCCACATTAATTAAATTATCCAAGTCTTGATCTTGATGTTTTATTTTGGAAGAAAGATATCTTCTTTGTAATTCATCTTTGTATATTGTAACAAAAGTAGACAATTGTGTCAACAAGTCTTGGTTATTTAATCTTTGTGCAGCAAAAAATTTTTTGGTCAATTCAGAAATCTTTGCTTCGATCTCCGAATCTTTTAGTTCTGATAAATCTTCAGCGAACGGGTGGAACATTATGAATATTGTCCAAGGTATCTCATAAAGATTACATCGGCACTGTGTCTCCAAACTTCGACAAATACAGGATCATTTATAGATTCGACTGTTAAAGCACCTGGAAAACTAGGATCTTTTTTAATAACAGTTCCGCCTGAGGTAATAAAGGTAATTACTCTAGCAGTTCCGTCTCCGTGAAGTTCTAAAGTTACTTTACCCATTCCGATTGGTGTAGTTTCATCTGGGTATGCAGCAACGTCACCTGGAAAATTTAAGAAATCCATGTTAATATTATTTCCAACATAGAAAATTTGATAATTTCCATTTTGGAAATCGACGGTAGTATCTACAGTCACGCTACCATAATCAAATTTTTGTGTTCTGTTATATTGGAACAGAGCATTTTGGATAATTTTTAAATTGAAATCATTGTCTTCATCTGTTTTTGCAGTGTTATCTTGAAGATCTGTAATTTCATCTTTTGCTTCTCTGAGGCTATTTTTAATAGTATCAAAGTTATCTCTAAAAGTCTGCGTGTCATTGTCCTGACCTGCTACAGGAAAGTTTTCGTTAATTCCTAAATAATTTATATTGCTACTCACGGTAATTTTTCTCCACGTTGCGGGAATGCAAGGTATTTATCCTCAATTTGCCCGTTCAAAATATCTATTATATATCTATCAACTTCGAAATTGATATTTTTAAAATCGAAATTGCTTGCTTTAATTCTAGCAATCACATCTAAACCAGTTCCAGGCTTTGCATAGCACAACACTAATGCTTTTGTATATCCTGGCTCGACAAAATTGTCATCTTGGATGCTGCGCATCCATAACGGCAAAAACTCTCTATCTCTTTCACCTATATCCCTGATCCTGCGTCTCATATTTTTTACAGAATTTGGAAAAATTCTTTGATGATCGCTATCGCTAACTAGTGGTATATCACTATCGATCTTGATAGCATCGTAACTTACTAGAACTTTACTGTTAATATAATCTGGAAGTTCTACAGTTTGGCTAATGCTCTTTCCTTCTTTTTCATATTGATCGATTATATCAACGTAAATTGCTTCATAGATTGTTTCTTGAGTTTCTGGATCTTTTGCCTTTGCTAATTTTACATCGCCAAACATTAGTCGTTTTCTATAGTGATTGCGACTCATTGCTTGGACATATTTAACTGCCTCAACACTTTCAATGCCAGCAAATAATAAAACTTTTAGTTCGGTTTGAACCCCAAAGTTATTATCACCGTATCTGTAAATGTCTGAAGGTTTGAAAATAGTAGCATTTGTAATAAAATCAAACCATTCCAAACGTTTTGCTTTGGGTTGTAACGCTCGAGCATACAAGTTAGCAAAGGTTGTAGTAGTAGATGCTTCCACATCAATGTAAAATACTCTATCTGCTTCTGCAACATTGGCATAATCAGAAGCTCGAATAGTAAAGACAAATCTTCTATCGAAACTAGTTTGGTCCCCATCAAACGTTGTCGTAAATGTTCTAGACCCTGTAGAATCTTCTTCACTAGAATCTTTGTCAAAGAAACGTGTTAAGCCGTCGCCCTGATCATCGGCAAATTGTTTAACTTTGCCTTGTATATCTCCCGAAGGAAGAAATGATAAACCAGGCGGAAGTCTTCCACTGATAAAATCATACGAAATTCTCCCACCGTAGATTAATGCTTCTGCTCTTATAGATATTTTACTAGGCTGGTTAGGTTTAATTATTCCAAGATTACTATCGGTGATCCACGAGATAGCACTTTCAATTTCCCCAATAAGATCTATTGTAAATGTTCTTTCAGATGTAGCAACACCTAATTTCCAATACTTTCCATCTTGAGGAATTTGATTTCTATGAGCTTCGATACATATATAAATTAACCCGTCATATCTTACTGCTTCATTTACGGAATAATCTATAGTAGAACTCCAATCTCCTACTAATACGTAATTTAAACTTTCTAATGATGTAGGAAAGTTCACAGCCATCATAGTGAACTGATATGTTTTGGTAACTGCTGCTTGATAAGGAACTCTTCCAGCAATTTCTCCAGTAATAGTATCTAGTTCCATGCCAGGAGGAAGTTCACTAACACTTCCGTCTGGGTTTTCGTCTAATAAGAAATATCCAATAGTTCCTGCTAGACTAGGCGGATCGTAAACATCCAAATAAACTGTTACGTAATTGTTTGCACGCCATCTTCCTAAATATGGGTCAGTAATCCAAAAAGGAACTCTGTCCCCGCTTGCATCTGCTTGGAATAAATTTGTATCAACTTGTAATAGACTGTTATCTGATTTTAAGAAATCTTCTGTAACAACATAAATTCTAAAACTTCTACCTATAGCATTTAAACCATCTGTAACTGCAAGACTAAAATTATAAATTCTACTTAAACGCTTGGGTGTTCTGCTTGGTTCGCTATAGTCATATGTTTGGTTATCGTAAAAATATGTATCGAAACCGTTGCTTCTTGCTTCCGCTATATCGAAAGTTGTTGTATCAAATGCTTGTGTGTCGTAAGCACCGGTTGGAGTAGGAGAAAAATCATTATAAAATACAGGATCTGTAAAACCTGAAATTAATCCTGAACGAGAAAGCGTCAGACCTGGAGGAAGTTCTCCTGAATTTGGTATTAAATAATATTCTAATGTTTCTCCAGCAATAACATCCGGATCATATGCTTCTAATTGAAGATTTACATATGTATTATCTAATACAAAATATGCTGCACCGTTACCGACATTTAAAAATCCTTCTTCAGTAACCCATTCAGGAATATCAGATCCTTGAACTGCTAGTTTAAATGTTCGATCTTTCTTATCTGATCCGTCGTCTGCTCTGATAACAAAGCGACTTTCGGTATATCTTGTAACTTCTGTAGGACTCCCTATGATAGAATTGTTAGATAATCTTAATCCTCTTGGTAAGTTTCCGGCGATAAGAGAATAAACGATATCTCCTGCATCAGATGTTGCTAAAACAGGAATGTTTATAATTTCTCTTTCTGTCAAAACTCCTAGCTCACCCGGCGGAGTTGTCCAAGATATAGCCATTTATTTGATCCCTTACGCTGTCAAACTTCCACCATCAACATTTAAACTACTTAGATAAGATAAAGTTCCAAAGTCAATATTTGCCGACTGTAACGCCAGCTGAATTGCATTATCATAGTTACTGCTAATAGGCCCAAAGTCATAAGTTAAAAGATATTCTGTAACAGGAACAACTGTTTTAAATTGAATTGTGCTTCCGGATGCTGTAACTTCGATATCTTTTACTTTTGTTTCTGAACCTGGTGCAGCAATTCCTTCAAACGTTAAATTTTTATATACTGTTGCTTGTACGAACCCCGAATCTGTATCGATTCTTTCAAAAGCATCCGGCGCTGTTGAATTAACAACAATACTATTTTCTTGTTCATCTAGTAACATCTTGTTACCACTGACAAGTTTTTTGAATTCTAAATTGTAATCTGTTTTTTGTTTAAAGATTCCAACGCCAGTGCTACCGACATTACTTGCGGTAATTGAAAGTTCGTCGTTTAGGTCAGCAAAGTTAGCATTGACTTTCTGAAAGGCGGTGCGTAAATCGTCACCTAGTCCGTCGTTTACTAAATTACCTATGTTAATTGCTTGTAAGTCTGCCATTTTGCTCTTCCTTATCTATAGTAAGGCAGGTAACTAATCTGCCCGTCAATAGTTATTTCTATCCATCCTTCGATGTTATTTTGATCTACGGGTAAACTACTGTCGCCGTGTTTCGTTAAAGTTAATTCCCCATCAACTGAAAGGGTTCCTGTAATTTTCACTGCTTGATCTATAGTAATAGAACTAGAATCATTTGTTGTTAATGTACTCCCATTAAATTCAAATGCTCCAATATCGCTGGTTGTTAATGATGAGCTTACTGAAGTATATAATTCTGTAAAGTTTTCATTAATCTTGTTAAAGGCTGTGCGAAGACTATCGCCTGTTTTGTCGTTTGCGCTAGTGCCTATATTTACTGTTTGCTTGCTCATCTATCTTCGCCCCTTATAACGCTGCTATCGCTGCTTTAAACGCTGTAAAGTCTGCACTTGTCGATGCAATGACTTGTAAATCCGCAATGCTAATATAACCATTTATTTTGCCATTAACATTTAGATCTTGTTGTACAGTTAAATCGTTTTCAACAGTAACATCTGTATTAAAATTAACTGCTGGAACAATAGTTATTGCACTAGAATCGACTGTATCTATTAGCGCAGTAAACAAACTTGTTGTTGTTACGCTAGAGTTATCAACTTCCCCGACAATTTTACCGCTTACTCCGTCGACCAATGCTGTTGAATCGTCTCCGTAAACAGAACCATTTAAATCACCTTTAAAGAAAGCACCATCTATTGCTTCAAATGCACCTGCTGTAGTAAATTTTACATATGGGTTACCGCTACTTGCATACGGACCAGTATTAAAGAAATAGGTCTCTGATTGCATATTAAGGTAAGTGTCGCTACCGTAAGGATTAATAAGGATAGTGTTACCAGTTTCGCTTACATCGCCTGTTTTAATTTGCAACGGACCTGCATCTGGACCATCAACAAGACTTACTTTTACTGATATGCCTTCAAAACTAGTAGCGTATAATTTGTTGTCAATCGAATCGACCATTAATGAACTATCTTGTGCAAACACACTACCATAAATATCGATGTCTTGGTTGACTTCTATTTTTAATGTATCTGTTGCTGGTGTAGTTGTTAATGTAATACCGTAACCTTCTTCTAGAGTCAGCAAGTCCGATGTACTATCAGCAATAATAGAATCTGTAACAATATTTGTTCCACTAACGTAGAATGTTCTAAATGCTACCTGTGCAGGAGCAGAGTTAGTTACTGTTACAATACCAGTAGCATTGTCTCTCGAAATTGTTATACCAAATCCAGCATCTACATCAATTACACCAGTGTTAGTTAATGTAATATTACCTGTTGCAGATGTAGTAGATAAACCACTTCCTTCAGGCAATCCGGTAGGAAGTGTGCTACCGTTAGATATTGATAAAACACCAGTGTTAGTTATGGTAATATTACCTGTTGCAGAACTTACACTAATACCTGCACCTGCAATGTTACTTAATACACCGGTGTTTTCAAAAGTAATACTGTCTGCATCGGATCCTGCAATAAATTGCATACCGTTACCACTATAAAAAGATAGTGTATCATTGGTATGGTCTGCTTCTACAGTATCACCATCGTCTAGGTTAATATATCTAAAATATCTCTTTTCAGGATCAAAAATTAAATCACCATCAACTGTTGAATTTGCAGGAAGGTCAATTGTTCCACTTATTCCTTTTATTTGAGCAGTTCCTAACCACACACCGTTATCTTCATAACCAGCAATTGAGTCGTTCCACTCTCCGACGTGAAGTTTATCCCAACGATGTGTACTACTTCCTAAAGAATAAGATTCTGTTATTCCTGGACTAACATCACTGAATAACCTTTCAAAGTTTACAACCTCAGTACTTCCATCGGCTTGTATAGTTGCATAAATTTCATTAAAGTTTTGATTAATGCTTCTAAATGCTTTTTCTATGTTGCTCCAGAGCAACGGTGCTGTTCCCGGATTAATTTCTTTTGGTGCGCCTGACATTAATTTCTCCCTACTGCAACTTCAATTGTACCAATTTCTGTGCTTGAATTATAATTTTCCAAAGCCTTACCTATAATCATACCTGGTTTAGGATCGTTATTAACAATTGCTACACCCTCTATATCTGATGTAACAAGTATGTCTCCCTTTTCAACCTTTCCAATTACCTTAACTGGTACACGTCCTTGTAGTGCTACTAAGTTCTTTGCACCAGGACACCCTTCATACATTGCAAATGCCGCCGTGTTAGAAACAACACCAGCAACCTTTCTATCATTTGCTGTTGATGAAATAGTAACTTCCTTGTCACCACCGAATACTAAAACTGTTCCAACTTCATATTCCTTGTCACCCTCATAGTATTCTGCCAAGTCCGCAGAGTAAGTTGCCTGCAGTCTTGACTCGTTCGGTGAAGTACCTGTTAGCGTCCAACGTCCTGTGATAGTACCTGCGGTAGTGTTACCACCTGTGGTAATAGCAGTAGTTGTTATTGTTGAACACGAAATAGGTGCCGGATTCAGTCCATTCTCTGTTCTAAATTCGTGAGCATCGTTGTCGTACAAGTTTTTCTTTTCGCCAGCAGCAGAACCGTTCTGTAAAAGTATACCACCATTGCCATCATAATTAGAAAATCTAAAATAATTACCTGAAGCTAACGGTCCTGAACTAATACACTGTTCTGCATCAACGTATAATGATACAACATCAACGTTTCTACCGCCAAAGTCACCGTTGCTATCTCTTTGTATAAGTTTACTTGCTGAAACGCCTACAGAACTACCTGCGGCAGCATCGATTACTTCGTAATCTGTATCAGCAGAGTATGCACTTGCATTCTTTCTTCTTAAGAAACCGGTTAAACTAAACTGAGATTTCTTAACAGCGCCACCGTCATTAACAACAGTGCTAAAAGGAACCTCTGTCGCAGTAGCAGTAGTAAGTGCTGCATTACCAATAACTGTTCTGGTTGTAAGTTGTTGTATAGCCCCAAGTGTAGTGCCGTTAGTTTTTAAAGAAATCCAACCATCTGTTGCTGAAAATTCAGCACTGTTAAAACTTGCAACACCTAAAGTGGCCTGTTTGGCTTGTTCAGTTCCTGTAGGTGCTGCTGCAACTACGCCTGCTTTGTTCATATTCAACTTACTTTGAACAATAGCATCGTTAGTAAATTCTGTATTATCTGCCGGAGCATGAACATCAGAATTTATAATAGTATCTGGGTTAATTTGAGCATCAATAGTGTTTGCGGTTGAATCAATATTAAGACTAATGTCGCCAACTACTGCGGCATTTATTGCTTCATTGCCAGCGCCTGTGAATACTAATAAATCGTTTCCTTGTAAGTTGTTAATGTCAAACTCTTGGAAGTTTGCAAAGGTCATACTTCTTAAGTTAACAGCATCCGTTGGTCCAGTTGGATCTGCAAGGTTAAAAATCTTGTTACTATCCAAATTCATGTCGGCTTTCATAGCCAATTGACCATCAAGCGCCATAAATCCGCCAGACTCTGGTGGTATTAGTTGAGAACTAATAGTTACAGAACCTGTATGAGATAATCCTAAACGTCTATCGATGTACAAGCGTGTTGCGTTTTCTGTAGGAACAGTGTCAACAGCGTTATCAGTAAAGCCCGAGTCAGTTGAGAATTCGCTAACAGGAACACCACGTTTGAAACCAATACCATCCAAGTTACTCAAAGCAATTGCTGCGGAGAATGTTACCTGACCAGTACCTTGGTCAACACGGAAATAAGGACCTACACTAAAGTTACCGTATTGGTCTGTAGTAACATAGAATACACGTCCAACGTCTCTTTCGTCTGTTTCGGTATCTGCGTTAATAGGATTAACACTTGGACCATAAATTTCTTTTGGATAGTTTGTATCTGCATACGAACCAGTACCAATTTCAAGTAAGTCGTGAGATGTAACACGAGTTAACGAAATACGAATGGTTAAGTTACCATCTGCACCAATTGTACGTGCGGGCACACCTGATCTAATAGTATAAGAAGAACTAAATTCAACTAAACTATCTTCTAATGCTCTGTCAAATGTAACTCTTGCATATGCTGTACTTAGGTCACTTTCAGACTCGTACGAAGTAATAACATATTCTTCACCCTTCCAAACAAATACAGAGTTTGGAACTCGACTACGTTCGCCAGGAGAAACCGGAACAACGGCAACAGATGTATCTCCTGCACGACCAGTTACTAAACCAAAACTATGTACACCGCTTTGTGAACCACTTGTATCAACTTCTACTGCGGTAACGAGTGTAGGATATTCTGTTGAAACTGTAAATTGTAATGAACCTGCTCCTAAACCATCTGCATCATTATCAAAAACAAAATAATGTTTAGTATTATTAAGTCCAGTCGGCAATGCGCCTGTGGTTGTAAATCTAATACAATCGCCTACACTCAGTCCGTGTGGCGTAGCAGTAGAAATAACACCCGGAGAAGCTACCGAAATAGAACAAGTTGTAACGGTAGAGACATCATATTCTCCAGGCTGGAATATTGTTAAGTCTACGTAGTTATAGTTTTCACGTATAGTTGTTCTTGTCAAACCATACATACTATAAGAATGTTCACCGCTTCCTGCTAATGTAGTTTCTATAGGAGCTCCTGCTTTATATATCGATACTAAGAATTCAGTGTCTGTTAAACCTTCAGAAAGAACCCAATATGTTAACGCAGTAGAAGCTCCTGTTGGTAATGCTCCTGTAGTAGAAAGAACTAACGTATAATTTGTAATTAAATTATGAGTTACAACACCTTTTATTGACAAACCAGTGCCATTAGTTAGTGTAAATACGGTTCCTCCTGGAATATTAGATACCGAGAACTGATTATATGCTTGTACGTCTATAATATAGTACGTAGCACCTGCGGTAAATCCATTCGCTGTAGTTTTTGGTATAAACTTATCACCTACACGCAAATTGTGATTAATGTCAGTAGTACAAACATTTGAAGCAATTGTTGTTACTGTTTGTAATACTGTAAATACTGCTGGGTCGCCTACACTAATCTCTACTTCGAATGGACCTTTTGAATCTTGCGCTGCTTCGAACTGTAGTACACGATAAACTTCATTGGTGTTTTCTTGAAGAATTAAACCTGTCGAAGGTCTTACAGCAACTTCTTCCAAACTACCAGTCATCATTAACTGAGAGTTAGAACGCAAAGTCATTTTCACACCATCAGCAATCTGAGCATATAGTCCGTCAAAGTTTCCGCTTTCGTCGCTAGTCAAGTTAAGTCTTACAACACCATCCGGTAAGTCTGTTGTTGTAACAGAAGTTACCGGATATCTATATATTAGGTTCCCGTGATCTACTTCAAGTTCCGAATTGTTTAATGGTTCATAATCATAGTTAGTTACAAATACAAATAAACCGTTTGCTGTATTTGCATACGATGGAGATGGGTAATAACAATCAACACGTTGAGCTAACTCATAATATAATGTTGTTGGTGTTGGAAGTTCTAATGGATCTGAACCTTCTGCTACAAGAGCATAGTTACCATGAGAACTCGAACCGCCTACTGAACGTATTTGAGCACCATTTAAAGAATAATATGAAATATGACAGTAATACGTAAATATGGACACTGCTTCAATTAAACCGCCGTTTGTAGCAGCAATACCATAACCTAAATCGTTAACTTGAGTAAAGTCATTACCAAGCATACTTCTATTACCTGGCATTAACAGTTCAAATTTATTAGCGTTCTCGTCAACCCAATCGACCACATCTGAACGAATGCTTGTTTTATCTGTTTGTAATCCAGTTCTTGCATTCTTAGCAGCACTATCATAGGTATAAGCATTAAGATCAGGATAAGTAATAGCTGGTGCAGATCCAACTCCTGTTGAAACTATTGTAGAAACATCAGTTAACAATGTTTCGATGGTTGCTTGTGTTGGAGCATCGGATGCACTGTAAGTAGTTGTATCTTGAGGAGTGCTGCTATATGTTGCAGATGGAGGAGCATTAACAATAACTTGTTTTGCAAGGTATTTAACGTAATCGATCGCAGCAGCAGTTTCATCAGTCTCTCCAGGATTTTGAGAAACAATAGCAGTTCCTACACCGTCATAATATTTCAAACCAGCGTCAACAGTTTGACTATTACCACCATAAACCAAGTCATACATTAATGCTTCAACGATGTAACCGACGTCTCGAGAACATTTAGTTTGATTGTAAGTAAATGACACATCAAACGGAGGATTTCCTGCTGCAATTTGCGCATTAATCCAACCAGTTGTTTCATCCTGTATGAAATCGATATTGACTGAAAGGATATCTTTTGCATTTTGTATGGCGCTAGAAAGACCGGTTGGACTTGGAATACTTAATACAGGAGCATAAACACTTCCTCGCTCTATGATAGTTGTTATAATATCAGAGCTGTTGTCAACATTTGTAAGTAAATCAGCATCATAATTCGCAACAACGTCACTAGCCAAACCGTGCGTATATTCGATTGCTCTTCTTGTAATAGTATTTTGACTGTCAATAACAACTTCAGCGTTTGCTTGTCTGTATGTTAATCCTGCCTTTCTTGCATGATAGTTAGAACCAAAAACTAAATCATAACCCAGCCCGTCAATAATTAATCCAACGTCTCTGCTACAAACAGTATCGTTATAAGTGAATACCGGATAAGGCCATTCGGTGGTTTCGTCTAAGATAAATGTTGCACTAGATCCATCTTTATCATAAGACCAATCTCTAATATAGTTTACACGATAAACGGTATCTTGAACAATAAACGAACAAGGTAATTGAGGTTTTCTTTCTAAACCAGAAACACCTATTCTTGTGTTACTGTCTTTAGAAATGATTTTAAATTCTAAGTTTCCTGCAAAACCGTCAACAAACATACCACCAGCAAAGACTTGTCTATCTTTACTGCGTGAGAATGAAGCACATTCTTGAACATACGGTGATCTAGAAAGAATTTGACCTTCAGGATCCAGTACGCACATGAATCCGCCGTGTCCAATACACGAGATAGCTTGCCAGCGAACGGAGTCGTTAGCAAGGAATACATCCATTTCCTCGTTTTCTTTAGGATAGTTAACACTACCTGAACCGTCTATAACATCTACTACAACATCAATTAAAGTGCTAATGACTGTATCAGCTCCTGATTCTGCTGTATAAGCATTATCAACAATTTGCGGATAGGTATTTTGATAATTGGTAGTAATCTCTGTATTAGCAATTACATCAGATGCTACTGTGTAAATTCTCTGAATGCCTGCTATTGTTTCTGATTTTTGTGTTGTTATAGCAATTTCACTACTTGTGTTTTCAAAATACTTTAATGCCGCTGAAATAGTTCTGTTATAACCGCCATATTTTATATCAAATATAATGGCATCTATTAATAATCCAACATCTCTTTTACATAAATCACTATTGTATACAAATGAAGAGGTAAATGGACTGTTATTGTTTGCTATTTGATAATCAATCCAACCAATAACTTCATTTTGAATAAATCTTCTGTTTAAATTTAACAGTATCGATGCTTGATTATATTCACCACCGTTATCAATTTTAGGATAAACTGGTTGAGTTTTGTCGTGGAGATAATGATAACCGTATACACTTTCATTACCTTCTGCGTCTTCAAAGGTTAAACCATCTATCTCTAAGTCTCTTCTAAATTTCTGGAACGCCCATGGAGAACTTGAAGTACCAGGACGAGGTTTAATAATTACACGACGGAATTCGTTACCAACAATAGAAACGTTTACTGGAACTTTTAACGGATAATTTTCATAATAAACGCCCGACTCAACCAACACGCTGACATGGTCAACTTTAGCAACATCACCGTACGCAATCGGTTCGCCTTCTTGAAATGAACCGTATTGAATATCAACATCAAATATTTCGTTCCCTTCAGAATCTAATGCTCCTTCGTGAGCTAGAATCTGTGCAAGTGCTCCTGATTCGACGCCTTGTAAGAATAAACCTTCTCTGATATCTCTTCCGCGATAAGCCACAGGAGTATCTGTTAAAACATCTCCTGTAAAATCTGTTCTATAATTTTCTGTTTTGATAAAGAATCTAGGCAAGTCTGCTTGTACAATCGGGACTGTAGTAAAACCACTTCCTTCGTCAGTCACTATAATTTCAGTAATAACACCGCCTACAACAATAGCAGTACCAAAAGCAGCTCGTATTGGAGGATTTGGATCGCCAGGAGCCGGATTAATTCTTACTGAAACTAGGCTGTAACCAGAACCACCGCTTGTAACAGTCACCTTATTAACTTTATATGTAACGTTAAATGTTACGCCACTACCATACGCACTATCGCTTGTAGTAGCAACCCCTGTACTTCCAGGCAGAACAGAATATACACCTGAAGATAGCTGTCTGAATGTTACAACAGCACCTGGAGTACTAGCAGTTGAAAGAACTTCGTATTTTGCTGCGGTTCCAGTTCCGCCGTCTAATTCAATGATATCGCCTACATTGTAGTTAACGCCCGGAGTTGCAAGTTCAATAGTGTCCACACTCATAGTAACTGAACCAGCGAAACCCGTTCCAGATATAGGAGACGAATCAATCTGAGTTAATGTACAAACTCCTTGACCGTTGTTATAAGTTAAAACTTTTCTATAAGGTCCGATGTCATTAATTGACTCGAGCATTATTTCTTCAGCACGTTTTAATGCGGCTTCAAGTGTTCGATAAGCGTAAGGTAATGATCTGCCCTGTAACTCTGTAGATCCAAGAATATTTTCGTCGCTTCCTGAAGTAGAAACATACAAGTTTACTTGACTTCCTGCACCCGCTGTATCTACATAACGTTTTGTTGCAGCAATTAAACCATCATATACTTCATCGTCTTCTGATTCGGGGTTTCGAGCAAGAATCAGCGGACCTGTCATAGTGCCAAACGAAGCATCTGTAGCACCAGTTTCCGGGTTTATTGCATTTACACCTGCTTTAGATACTTTAGTATCAGCATATTCTTTGTTAACGGCTTCGTTAGGATCGGTAGGTGTGTCTAAGTCTAAAATTCTATACTGTTCGCCGCCCGAAAACGCACTAAGATCCCCGCCTAATTTTGGTTCTGGATCACCTTTTAACTCTGAAAAATCGGTGTTTATGCGAATTTCGTTTTCATTTGTAGTATTGTCAACAGTGACACCTGCAGCGCCGACAATTTGTTTAAATTTAACACCGTCGGTTGTTTGGTTAACGGTTAATACAGCATTTTCCTGCCCTGTATAACTGCTTGGAGTGTCATCTAACCCAATAAAAGTTAGTTTGTCTCCTAAGCCTAACGAACTGTATAGTTCTCTAAAATTGTCGTTTACCTTGCGAAAGGAATCACGAATACTATCACCGGTTCCGTCATTACCAATAGTACCGATATCAATGATCTTTCTAGCCATATTTTTCCCTAAGAATATATAAAGCAGTACCTGCTATCATTATTTATCAGTATGTTTTAAAAGCCTAATGTAAATACAGTATGTTTTTAAAAACTTATAAAGAAAAAACAACATATACTCGGACCAGCAAATTAGGCAACGAGCACACATACGAACGTTCGAGAACTGTGGCTGTTTTTCGTTGCGATAACTGTGATAATGAATTTTCTAGAGATCTAAAACATATACAGAGAAAGCGTCTAAGCAACAATTATTTTCATTGTTGCTCTAATTGTGACGCTAAAAGATTTGCCCAACGAAAGGGTGTTGAACAGAAGAGAATTTGGGATATGCCGGCAAGTTTAGATTTACCTGTCAGCAAATTCTAATTATTCAGGCTTCCAAAGTGTCCAAGCACCGTACGCAATAGCAGCATATGCTACTAAACTTGCAATTGGTTTAAAGATTAAAAACGCGATTCCAGCACCAATTAAAATAGCACCGTCTAAACTAGTACGCTCTTTAATGCGAGCGTTGATCCATTTTTGTATCATATTTGTCTCCTTATTGCGTTATTTATTGTAAATACGTGTCCTTAAGGAGATAAATTTTTTATGATTAAGTTTATTAAATCACTATTTGGTTTTAAAGAACCAGCAACGAAATGGGAACCGTTGCCTGTGACTCCATCAGAACCTGCTCCTGCAGAGGTTCCTGAAGAAGTTGCAGTTGTTGCAGAACCTGCTCCAAAGAAGAAGGCGGCTCCTAAAAAGAAGAAGGCTGCTCCAAAGAAGAAGGCAGCACCTAAAAAGAAGACCGCTCCTAAAAAGAAGCGTGCTCCTAAGAAGACTGCTGAATAAGATAGTTTTCGTACAACAACTTGCTGGCAAGGTTTTTCGCTTTCGATTCGACCATAATGTCAGCATAGTCCAAGAAACTTAGAGCCCATTCGTTAACGGCTGTATTCCACATATAGTCAGAATGGGCCCTAAGTTTTTGTTTTTTGTAGCCGTTCAATAAAAGATATTCCATATCCGGCCGTTCGTTATTTGGCCATTCTTTTAGCAATTCTTCTCGACTTACTGAATAATGTATAACTGGACGTACACCACGCCAGGAATCGGCTATACGAGAATATCTATCGTCGGTTGGTGAAATGTATTCACCTGTAGCAACCCAGTGATGGTGTATGTCGAGTACCAAGGCAACGTGATTTTGGAGTTCGAGACTAGCGTCGATGCCCCACGACATTTCGTCGTTCTCAATGGTGATTGTGTTTCGTGCTTCTGGGGATAACCTTGGGAGGACATCGAGTATACCTTGTGGGCCTCGTCTACCCGATATATGGACGTTAATCTTGAAGTCTTGCCATTTTTGTCCGTAGCCCATCCATCTCGCCATGTCAACATGATACTCGAACTCCTCTATAGAACGGCTGACAATATCGTCTGACTCGCTCGCCAAAACAGTAAATTGACCAGGGTGGAAACTAAGACGAACATCACTTGTCCTAGCCAACTCGCCCACCCTAGCGAATTCTCTCTCACAATAAGCAACCACATCAGGCTGACGCCAGAAATAACTCCAATCGTTGTGAGTATAAACAGGAAGAATGTCACTACTAAGACGAACCATTCTAAGCTCATGTTCTAAACTCCCTACATAGTCTACGAGTCTATAAATTGCTTTAATGTTGTGTTCCATAATGTCCCACAACCTTTGTTCAGCAACATCACGTGTTTGATTATTAAGCCAAGTTACTGTTGTTGCCTTAGTGTTTAAAGGTCGCTGAATTTCTTCAAGCAATTTCTTTTTAATATTTTGATCGTGATGCATGTATTTGCATGCAAAACCAATACGCTTAATCATTAATGACTTCTCTTGCCTTCGAAGATACAAATAAATCTTAGAAAAAAATCACCGGTGTTGTGAACCTTATGGAACGCTCCTCCAGGTACTAGTATAACATCTCCTTCGTTAACTTCAAACTCTAAATGGTCGATCTCCATTTTTCCTTTTCCTGAAGTAAAAATATAAACTTCTTCTTGGTCTTCATGCCGGTGCCCGTTGGTGCTTTTGCCAGAACGTAGTCGTGTTTCACTTACAACTAAATGTTCTAGTGAATTATTATCGTACAATTCGTACTGATCGTTATCTTTTATTAGTTTTCCGCCAGAAGTGAACAGTTCGTATTTTAAAGGTTTTGTAAGATGTTCCATGTAGCTTCCCAATTTTTAACATTATAACAGTATCCACGGTCATTGTCAATAATAGCTTTCATTAATGGGTAATCGTTTCCGTTTTCGTCCATCCGATCTCCAAAAAAATGTAAAGTTACATCCTTATCGTGCATATCATTTAAAATTTGACTTTTGTTTCTTCCTTTTGGTCCAATATCAATACCAGTTTCTCCGCCGGGTCGTGCTTCTAAATTTTTAAATTTACCGTTAAAGAAAAATGAAATAACGTTACGCTCGTCATGTTCTTTGTCCCATGCAACATATTCTGCACGTTCATCTATATTGGCATTACGTCCCACGATACTAAAATTGACCATACCTGGACGATGTTCAAAATGTAATCCTGTACGTTTAGGAAACTCACTTTCAGTAAGTCTTTCAGACAACCAGGCGTGTGCATCTTCAGGAAGAGACCAATCTTCGGTGTAGATATTAACACCATTTTCCCAAACATCGCTTCCTGAGCAGTTATACACCCTAACAACTTTCTCACAGATAACTTTCCCTACTTGTTCCAGCGTTTTAGAATAGTCGCTTCCAGTTACTAATATCACAGAGTGTGTTTCAACAAAATGGTCAAACCATAATTGAAAAGCAGAATTCATTGGCTGTCTGCTTGGTGTTAGTGTGCCATCAACATCAAATATAAATGTATTCATCGCCAATTATTTGTTACAAAATCGTCTTGAACTTCGCTTGGGTTTGGATCTCCATGAAAAACAGCAATACAACATTCCGAATGCGGTTTTATTCCGTGCTTTATTTCTTTGAATTTCCGTTTGCCGCCCGAAACGTGTAAGTCATCTCTATTGCGTATTTCCCATTTATAACTCTGTATCCATTCGTCTGGGAAAAATTTTAATTTATCATGCGAAGTTTTCCAAATCCAGTCTTGGTCACCGTGCATTCTCATAGCTGTTCCTGGACTAGTTTGAAATTGATCCCATATGTGTCGTTGTGTTCCGTGATGCCAAGCCATTACCGAGCTGTTTAAACGTTTCCACTGAGGATGAAACTTCCGGTTAAAGTCTCTAATTCCTACAAATTGATCCGGATAAACTGTGAACAACTTATCGATGTTCCCGCATATTACTACATCCAAATCCATATACAAGATTCGACCTTTTAAAGGAATTTTAGGATCGAACATATGTACTTTATGCCACCAACCTTTTGCGTAGCCGGCGTTTCTTTCTAAGATTAGACGTACTCCTTGAATAGGAGTAGGGTCGTCAGTTAAACAAACAAATTCGAAAGGAACAGTAGTATGTTTATCAACCATATTACGTAATCTTTCGACGTAATGTCTGCCATATTTGTTACCAAATCTAACACACAAGACAGTCATAACACTACCTTTTAATTCAGATAAAACTTGTTGCTGCTTAGAAAGCGATTTTTCTAACTTTCGTTGCCTCTTTAGTTCTTTCCTTTCTTGTTTTGTTAATTCAGTTTTTAATGACACGGTTAATTGCTACAATATCTTCTATGATTTTTTCAAAATCTTCTAAACGAACCATGTTAGGTCCGTCGCTAGGTGCGCTGTCTGGATCATCGTGTACTTCTAAAAAGAAATTTTCCACGCCAAGAGCGGCTGCGGCACGAGCCAAGCCAGGTACATAATCCCTATTACCGCCACTACTAGTACCGTTACCGCCTGGTTTTTGTACTGAGTGTGTGACATCATATACAAATGGATTTGAAAAATTATCAAGAATATACTGCATACCAGAAAAGTCAACAACGAGTGTGTTGTAACCAAATGAAGTCCCTCTTTCTGTAATCCAAACTTCTCGAGCACCGTCTGTCTTACTTAAAATTCCTGCAACGTCCCACGGTGCAAGAAATTGTCCTTTTTTGATATTTACAATTTTGTCTGTTTCACAAACTGCTCGAATTAAATCTGTTTGCCGACAAAGGAATGCAGGAACTTGCAACACATCAACAGATTTGTTAAAGTTGTTTTTGATTAGTCCGACTTGTTCGATATCATGAACATCTGTTAGTATTTGTAATCCTGGAATTAATGTTTTCAGTTTGAGGAATTGCATCATGGTATCATTTAAACCTATTCCTCTTACGCCATTAACACTTGTACGATTTGCTTTATCGTAACTTGCTTTGAAATAATATTCAATATTGTGTTGATCACAAACACGTTTACATTCTGTTGCAATTTTTAAACTATGTTCTAAGTTTTCGTGTTGGCAAGGTCCTGCAATTATTTTCATTAAGCCTCCAATCTAGCAATGGCTTCTGCCGGTGATTCCCAATCCCATCGAGATTTTTTTGGAAGTAACGCTTCATCTGAAGCAATTTTTCGTTGAGCACTTGATTTTGCATCTTTTTCGTCTACAACAACCATAGCATCGTTACGTTCGTGTTCATATACACGAACTCCTTCGACATAACAACGACCATTTGTAGTTTTGTATACGTAATGATTAACGTGTTCCCAAATAAACAAAGAACTCATTTCCATCGATACACCGCTTGGTAAAACGCGAAGTGTTCCGAGTACTTGACCTGGTGAAGTTAATTCTTTTGGAATATCGTTTAAACGTGGATCGTTTGCTGGAAGTACTGTTACATGATCAAAATAGTATTCTAAAAAAGATTTAATTGGCTTTGTGGCATCTCCAAATGCAACAATCCATCCCATCTCATCTGGTGTTCCAGCAAATGTTATTTCAACTGCACGATCATATCCATGTACACTAGCACACTCGCCTGGGCTACCGTCTGGTTCCTTATCAAAGAACTGTGCGTGACCGCATGGTAGATTACGAAATATTTTTGTTGATTTTACTTTAATACCCATCTCTTGTCTCCTATAAATGCTGAGTAAGTGTGATGCGCAGAATATTTAAAGTGGGATGAGCATATAAGACCACTGAATAATTAATATGTGTTTAATTATACAGGTTATTTATAATTTGTCAACAACTTGTTCAAATTTTACATTTGTTTGTTGCCATTCTGTGGGCATTATCCAATCTTTCGAATTCCAAATTATAAAATCAGTATTAGGAAAATGTTGGAAAATTTTTCCAATTTGGTAGATCCAATAACTAGGATCTACTGGATTTGAATCTGGTTTTGAATAGTGTGTTGTTCCTTTGTAAACATTATTCACACGTTCGTTTATACCGTATAAATCAAAACCTGCAAGAATAATAGTTTTAAATTCCATTCTTGCCGCTAACAATACAGCATATGGTCCGCTGCCCCAATGGAATGGTTGATCTTGTTTTATATTACCTTTATATGGAAGTCTAGGTAACTCGCAGATTCTTTTATCTTTTTTTACTTTTCGAAAATATTTAAACCATTCGTCTCTAACATATATTTCTGTATTTTTAGTAGATAAACTGGTTATTGCTTCTTCGGCCATTCTTCTGTCGCAACAGATTAAATGATCCACATGAATATCTCGATGTAATGCATTACAACCGATAATTGTATAGTCTTGTAAAAAATCTGAAAGATTAAGATTTGAACGACTTTCGCCGTTACCTAACACAAGTGCAATGTTTGACATACACTAATTTAGTGTATTTCGCCAAATGCACACCAAATACCTGGATTACCTGCTTTTGTACAAACCCAACCTACATAACCTCTTTGGATAGGATTAGAATTCCAAACGATATCACCTTGACTGTAAGCACCTGCTTCTGGTGGTTTCGTTCCTGATATTTGAAGTTTGTTATTAAATCTAACGCCGCCTTTGACATGTAGATCGACATTAGGATCTGGGTTTTCCACTCCAATACTAAGTTTACCATTGATCGATACTTTTATTGGAGATTGATTTGAATTTCCTAAACGTATATTGCCACCAGCCTCTACGGTCAGTCTTTTTAGCCCGTCCGTAACTATATTGAAATCATGATGGGCATGGGTTCCAATGAATCCGTTAGTATAATCTTTTGTTCCTATTACAATTTCAATACCGTCTTCGGCAATGCTGAATGCTGCATTCGGCTCGTCTGTTCCTAAGCCTAGTCGGTCAGTATGAGA